CGGTTACAGTATCGTAATATAACATGCCACTTCTTCTAAGATCGCAGGGAAGACAAGAAATAGCAAGAAGCGTTTATCGTGACATCTATAACGAGAACGACTACTACTATTTCTTTGTCTCCCGAACTCAAGAATGGGCGGACGAGGAGGATCCAGAGCAACCAATTGACTCTGTATCATACTCAAACACGTCCCACAGAAACATGTTGTTTGTCAAAAGAATTCAGGCAAATGATGCGGTCTTAATGGCACCCAGACATAATTGGGCGCTAGGTACAGTATACGATCAATATGATGATGCGTATGGCGAAACAGATGCTAATGATGATTTAATCACGCCATACTCTGCGGGGTCTACAACACTAAACACTGCCGTGTTTTATGTTGTCACCGATGAATATAACGTATACAAATGTATTAGCAATGGCGGAGATTCTGAAAGTACAGTAAAACCAACAGGAACAGATACTAATACATTTGAAACATCAGACGGGTATATTTGGAAGTTTATGTTCAGAGTTGAGGCAGGTGACGTTACCAAGTTTTTGACTACAACACATATTCCTGTCCGTAAAATGGCAGGTCTTGGTGAACCTCAGTTTGATGTAAATGGTTTTATAGACAATATTTCTGTCACTTCTGGTGGATCTGGTTATTCAACGGCACCGTATGTTGTAATCCAAGGCGATGGTAAAACTGCTCCTACTGTATCTATCGATAGTACAACTGGTCAAGATGCCGCTGCGTTCTCTATTTGCTCAACCGCTGGCGATCCTCCTGTAGATATTGTTTCTTCAATTATCGTAACAAATGGCGGATCGGGTTATAGATCTCAAGTTTCTAAAACTTTTAATGGATCTTCTTCTGCTGCAGTTTCAGTTTCAAATAATACGATTTCTATCACTTCTCACGGGTTTACTGATTTAGATCTGGTGACATATTCAAATGGTGGTGGAACTTCTATTGGTGGTCTTTCGAATGATAGACCATATTATGTGATTTATATTGGCGCGAATACAATTAAACTCGCCACATCATATGAAAATGCTGATAATGCTGTTGCCATCGATCTAACTTCTCTTGGTACTGGCAGTTCACATACACTTACATTCGAAGGAACTACGGTATCCCTTTTGGGTGGTGCGGGTTCTGGTGCCACTGCTACACCAGTTATCTCTAGTGGTGTAATTACAGGAATCACAGTAACCGATGGTGGAACTGGATATGCTGGTGCTAGAGCGACTGCTGTCTTGGGAGAAGGTGCATCTGCTTCCGAGGTAGACTCAGTTACAATAAACGAACCTGGATCTGGATTCTCGTTTGCGAATGTTAGTTTTATTCCTGTTCCTGGCACGATAACTGCTACTGTTGCAACAAGCGGGACTGGTGGTCAGTTTACTTGCGGCAACTCAACTCTAACAGTTGGCAGCCACATTTTAATTACTGGTACACGTGCAGGTACAGGCACTATTACTGGGTACACATCAGGAACCACATATAAAGTTTCTGCTGTAACTGGTACATCACCAAACGTTACTGGATTTACCCTTCAAACTTCTGCGGGTGCTGCAATCGTAACTACTGCTGGTACTCTAACTGGTCTAACATATACAAAAGTAATCAATGAAACTGCAACAGCATCTGCAGTTCTTGGATTTACTGAAGGTGGAACTCCACAAGAAAACGTAGAAGCAGCGGCGACTCCTGGAACCATCGATAGAATCGTTATTCTTTCTGGTGGTAACAGTTATATTTCAGGTGATGCCTCGATCTCTATTATTGGTGATGGTCAAGATGCAGAAGCAACACTGACATTAAATGATGGCGTCGTTACTGATGTCACCATAACAAATCCAGGATCTGGTTATAGTTTTGCAGAAATCTCTGTTGTTAATGCGGCAGAAGGATCTCCAGGTAATGGCGCCACTTTCCGAGCTGTTGTTTCACCGTATGGTGGACATGGTTCCAATCCACAGAAAGAGTTGTTTGCTAAGAGTCTATCATTGACGGTTTCTCTCGCGAACGAAACCTCTGATACTTTCTTGAATAACGATTTCCGCCAATTGGGTATTATTAAGAATCCTAGAATTTTTGGTTCTTCTGATAACTTTACTTCAAATACTGGTAATTGTTGCTATGTTATCGCAATAAATAGTCCTGAATTAGTAGATTATGATGATGTTATTACGAGTGATGATGGGGGTAGATTTATTGTTGTTCAAAAAGAAGATAGCAATAATAATGGTGTTGTGGATAGAATCCACTTGTTACCTATTATACCGAAAATTTCTGGTACTAGCATTTTGACTAATTTGACTCAAGAACTATCATTAGGATCTCCTGTTGCGGACACCTTCAATATTGGCACAGTGGTATCTCCTATTTTAGTTGCTGTTCTGGAACCAGAAGTCGACAATAGAACTGGCGAAATCATATATCTAGATAACAGAATTAAAATCATTAGAACATCTGATCAAGTTGAAAAAATCAGAGCGTTGATCAATTTTTAAAAGAAGTAGGAAAATATGGCACTCGACTTAAATTTATCTCCGTATTATGACGACTTCAATGAATCTAAAAAGTTTCATAGAATTCTCTTCAAACCAGGATATGCTGTTCAGGCACGCGAACTTACGCAACTACAGTCTATCCTGCAAAATCAGGTTAATAAGTTTGGTGATCATATTTTCAAGAATGGCGCGATCGTTTCGGGTTGCGACGTTCAGATTGATAATGAATTATCATATGTAAAGATTGATGCAAACGCTGCGGGAAATGCGTCACTTCCATCGTATATCGGTGCTACAGTTGAGGGTAGTAACGGTCTTAAAGCGGTAATCGTAGATGCAGTCGATGCAACAGCATCTGATCCAGGAACTCTTTACCTAAGATATACCAGTGGTGATGGTAGCACAAATACCGTTCACTTCATTGGAACAGAAACTCTTACAGTTGTGTCAGATAATGTATCTTATGATGGGGATGAATTTACTGTTCAAGCACTTGAAGTTGACACCGAAGTATTGACAAATAACTATTGGGGTCGTGCTACTCGTATGACTCTTGGTGACGGTATTCTTTATATCGACGGTAAGTTTGTTCTCCATACTTCTCAGACAATCTATCTTTCAAAGTATACACACAATCCATCAGGTAGTGTGTGTGTTGCAGCAGACGAACAAAATATAGACTCTGGTGATGATGAAACTCTGCTTGATCCAGCACAGGGCACATATAATTTTACTGCTCCTGGTGCAGATAGATACTATGTCTCAACTTTGTTGAAGTTCTTTGCAGCTGGTACTGTAATCGATGACGGATATTATGAGGTTGCTACTGTCGTTCTTGGTGGACTCAATAGAACACATACTTCTGACATCTATGCTAAACTCGGCGACAATCTAGCACGTAGAACATATGACGAGTCGGGTAACTATACAGTAAAGTCATTCCCTGTTCTGGTTCGTGAACACCTTGATGACACTACAAACAATGGACTCTATACTGAGGAACTTGGTGGTAGTACTGATCTGCTTGCTGTCGGTTTAGAGGCAGGCAAGGCATATGTTCGCGGTTATGAGTATGAAACTCGCCAGACAGAATATGCCTTTACTGAAAAAGGTATCGACACTGTAAAGAAATATAGCGTTCCTATTAGTTCTGCCTATGGTAACTATGTTGTTGTGACAGACTATAAGGGTGTTCTGCCACTAGATGGTTCTAAGATTTCTCTGCGTGATGCAGCGCAAAACGGTGTTTCTGGTTCACAGACAGCAGCACAAGGTAGCGAAATCGGTAGCGCACGTGTTCGTCACATCGAGTATGTGAGTGGAACTGTTGGATCTGCTGCAGCAGTTTATAACATCTATGTCTATGATGTTCAAATGACAACAGGCAACTTCGCTGATGTTGATGGTTTATATTACTCAACTAGCGGAACCAAGGATGGTTATGCCGACGTTGTAGAATCTGTATTGAAGTCGGCACAATACAATAAACTTCTCTATAGAATGCCATCGCGTGCTACTAAAACAATCAGACCTGCTCCTTCTGGTAACTACGAAACATCTCTATATTATACTAAAGTGTATACGGGTGTTTCTATTACTTCAGGCGCTGGTAGTATTACTCTGTCTGGTAATGAGTTCTTTATTCAAAATACCGATGATGCGATTGAGTCTTATATCAACAACAATCTGTTGATGGTAAGAGACACTGATGGTGAAATTATTGATCTGACGACAGGCACAGTTGATGCACTAGATGCTTCTGCTCAAATTCTCAGTTTTACTGCTCTAGAAGACAGTGGTAGTTCTGTATTCACTGATACCGTTACCATATATGCTACGGTTGAAGTAAACCTCGCGGCACCTCTTGTCAAAACTCTTAACAGAGCGAGATATGTTGCGTTTGACCTGTCTCATAAAATTCTTGCTTCTGCAGTAGATGTTTCCACTGAAACATTTACATATACTGCTCACGGATATTCTTCTGGTGATGCTGTAGTATATTACAATGGTGGCGGTACAAGTGTTGCAGGATTGACAAGTGGAACTACATATTACGTAATTTCTGCTGGATTAACTGCTAATGCCTTTAGAGTATCAGCATCATCAGGCGGTAGTGCGGTTAATCTTACAGGAACAGGTAACGATCTTCAGTACTTCTTCAAGGTCGGTGGCGGAACGTCATTAAATCTTGGTGTTGCAGATATATTCTCTGTTGATGCTGTTTATAAGGCAGCAGTTGGAACTTCTTACTCAAATATCGTAACAACTGGCACGGATATTGCTTCACAATATACTTTAGATAATGGTCAGCGTGATAATACGTACGAACTCGGTAAACTTACTGCAGTCAATGGGGCTGCTTCTCTCGCTGGATTCAATCTAGTTGCTAAGATTAGTTACTTCACTCATACGGAAACTGCATCTACTGCTGGTTACTTCGCAGTTGATTCGTATCCTGTTAACGACGCAGTTGTTGGTGGTGGTAATATCAAAACATACGAGATTCCGATCTACACATCGACTACAACTGGTGAGTCGTATGATCTTCGTGATACCCTCGACTTTAGAATAAGAATTACTGACTCGATTACTCCTGTTACCTTTGCGTCTATCGCTTCGGTTCCAGTAAATCCTGTAGTATCGACAACAGTTGATCCTGCTTCTTTTGGTCTCACTATTCCTAGACCCGAACAAGAAATCAATATCAATTACGAATATTATGTTGGTCGTAAAGATAAGATCGTATTGGATGACAATGGTGTGTTCTCTGCTGTAAGCGGAACTCCATCACTGACTCCAGTTGAACCGCTTACTCCTGAAAACGCAATGTGTATTGCCATTGTTACAATCCCACCATTTCCATCTCTTGCTCCTAATGTTGCTAAGTCAACTGGACGCAATGAATATGGTGTAACTTTCCGCACTCTTGATAATCGTCGTTACACAATGCGTGATATCGGCGGAATTGCGCAACGTATTACTCGTTTGGAATACTACACTTCTCTGACTCTTCTCGAAAAGTCAACTGAATCACTGTTCATTCCTAGTGCAACAGACCCAACGCTAAATAGATTTAAGCATGGTATTCTGGTAGATGCGTTTACTGGTCACAACGTTGGCAATCCAAAAGATCTCAACTATAGTTGCTCTATTGACGCAATCAATCAAGAACTTCGTCCGTTCTTTAATATTGAGAATGTCGACCTGATTTTTGATTCGGTAAATTCTCTTGGTGTAAAGAAAACAGGTGATCTATTAACACTTCCATATAACTATACAGTTCTTACTCAGAATACATTTGCTTCTAAGTCAAGAAACTGTGTAGGCGATCTGCTGTTCTCTTTCATTGGTGACATGACTCTCGATCCTCCTGTTGATAACTGGACTGATACTGCACAAAGTCCCGATCTCGCTGTAAACTTCGACGGTAACTACGACAACTTTGCTGCGATGGCAAATTCTTGGGGGACTCAGTGGAATGATTGGCAGGATATCGTAACTGGTCGTTCTGTCTCCACTGACACAACCAGTACTGGTGGACAGACTCGCGTATCTGGTGATACGTTATTCCAAGATCAAATTCAGATTTCAACTACTACCACTACACAGCGCCAAACTCGCCAAGGTGTGACTATGACTGTCACACCCGAAACTATCACAAGAGATCTTGGTGATCGTGTAACAAATGCTTCTATCATTCCATATATGAGAAGCGTTACAATTACTGTTAAGTGCAAGAGACTGAAACCAGCGACTAGAATTTATCCATTCTTCGACGGTATTGATGTTACAGCACATTGTCGTCCACTATTAAGTGCTGCCCTTGCAGCATCACCAACCGATCCCGCAGAATATTCTCAATATGCTATCACAAATGGTACGGGTGATTATGGTGATTCGTTAATTACTGATGCGGACGGAGAACTTGCAATTCAGTTTAGAATTCCTGCTGGTACGTTTAGAACAGGAACTAAGAATTTCAGAGTTTGCGATGATCCGTTTAACAGATCTGCATTCGTCACAACCTCTGCGACAAATTCGTTCTCTGCCAATGGTCTCTCGCAAGTTGTCCAAGGAACTGTTGTTTCTACAAGAGAGGCAAATGTTGCGTTTAATACTGTAAGCGATTCTCGCTCTGTAACTGAAAGCAATACTACTGCAAATCGTATTGGTGAAAGAGCAGTCGGGGTTGTTCAGAATACCACGGTAAACAATACGTTTACTACAGTTAATAATACCACAAACGTTTCTAATACTACCAATAACACAACTGTTGTTAATGAAACCAATGTCATCAACACTGTGGTTAATGCCATTACGAATGTAAATGAAACTAATATTACCAATAATCCAGTTATTGTTATTGAGAGAGAAATTCCAGTTGTAGTACTTGTAACGCCACCTGAGGAACTACCACCACCGCCAACAGTTCCTGAGGACTCAGGTCCACCTTCAGAAGCAGTCTTTATTGAACCAGGTGACTTTGGCGATTTTGGGATCGACATGCTTGGAAATAATTGGGGCACTTCTCTGCGGGGAGGAGTCTTTTCCATGGGAGGAATGGATCCACTCGCACAAAGTTTCTTTGTCAATGGAATGCCATTCGGAACATTTGTAACTGGTCTGGACGTATACTTCAGAACTAAGGGAACTGCGCCAATCACCCTGCAACTTCGTGAGATGATTAATGGATTCCCGACAGAGAAGGTTCTTCCTTTCGGCGAAGTTACCAAAACTGCAGACGAGGTTGCCACTTCGACTGAGGATGCCGATGGTGTTGTGACATTCTCTGACACGAATTTTACATTCCCATCGCCTGTTTATCTACAGAATAATACGGAATACTGTTTCGTTCTTCTACCTGCTGGTAACGATCCTGGATATACTGCATGGGTTTCGGAAATCGGCGAAAATGAAGTAGGTACTTCTAAGAGAATTTCAGAGCAACCAAATGTTGGTATGTTGTTTACTTCAGCAAACAATCGCACTTGGAGCGAAAAGCAAGCAGAAGATATGAAGTTTACTTTGTATCGCGCAATCTTTGATACATCCGTTATCTCGACTGCTAAGTTCCAGAATTCTAACTATGACTATCTTGCGCTCTCGGATGTTATGTATCTTGCTGCTGATGATACTGTTTCGGCATCCAAGTTTGCTGCAGGCGAGAAGGTTTACGTAGAAGGATCTGAGTCAACTAAGTATGGTTATGTAAAGCAATACGATCCTCTGTATAATGTTCTGAAGATTGTCGTTCAAGAAGGCGCATTCGCTGCTGCTGATACAATCACCAACGGGACAATTTACACTACCGTCGCTGAAGTTGAAAATAAACTGATCAACTCTATCCAAACCAATATCGGTTATATGGACTTCACACCAACTACAGGCGTCTGGAGTTATGCTAAAACTGCAACTGGTGCTGCTGCTGGAGGAACTACGTTCGAACGTCTAACGTTTGGTGAAACAAATGACATCCCAACAGAAGCAGCGATTTATTCGAAGTCAAATGAGACTGCTGATCTTGATGGGGATAAGTCACTAAACATTCGTTTTGGTATGAAGACAATGACTGACACGGTTTCTCCTGTGATCGATCTTAGAAAGTGTTCGTTGATCTGTATTTCAAATTATATTAACGCTTATGAAGCTGCTGCCGCAATTGTAACTACTGCTGGTACGTTGACGGGTCTATCATATGCAACTACAACAGCAGGCATTCCTGGCACTCTTGCTGCTACTGTAG